GTATATCCCAAGGGCCGTATTGTTTGCCGTTAATGCGTTGTTCAAACCGCAAAAACGCCAACGGTTCGGCGGCGTTAAATTCCCCGTATGGATAAACCCGGACGGTTTGCGGGTTTAACTGCTGGAATCCAATCAGTACGTTCCCCCGGAATAGCCGCAACCAGTACGCGGCGCCCTTTAGCAGTAGCGCCCGTTCAGTATCTCGGATGAGGTTGGGCAATGCTGATTTGAACGGCCAGTTAACCGGGACGCCCTTACGGGTGATTAAATACGGGACGCTGGATAGTGCATCCGCCCGCAAATTTACCGCCCGGTATAGTACGGGAACAACCCCATACGCGCCAACCGTTCCGCCCACCGATTCGGCGTTTTGCAACGCGTTTACCCACCCCGGAATCGCTTCAATTGCCATTACATGAAACCCCAATCTATAGAACCGGTTCCAATCATCCCCACGGCGCCGCTTACCGCGTCTACCATGTCATCATGGGACCCCATCGGAAACGAAACTAACTCATCCAAAAATACCCGGTTCCAATCGCCGCGGATTAACATACATTTCCCCGATTCGGCCCGGGCCGCCCACGGCATCGCCCGCGCTTTTTTGTCACGATCGACGCGAATCCCCCGGATCGTGGTGGTAAGTAATTCCGGGCGCCGGCGTAATTCTTGCAACCCGGCTAATCCGTGTAGCGCCTCTTCAATACCCAAAACCGTTCCGGGTTCGGTGAGCGCCGTTTTTATAATCAGTTTTTGGACGTCGGGCCATTCGGCCTTAATCCGGATTACATCATCAATATACAATACCCCGTTATCGTCAAACGCAACCCGGGCGCCGGCGGTATAGTCTGCCGATTCTTTTATTGACGCCGCCAAATCCCAGTACCGAACCCAATCCAACCCGGCCGGCGGTGAATCAACATATTCGAACCATTGGCGTTTGAACATAGCGCCCGCAACGTCGATAAATTTGCCATTGGCCTCTTGCTCATATTGTTCCGCCGTCATGGTTGCCCGCAACATTTCCACAAACCCCGCTGGTAAGTACACATTATCCGCGGTACGGGATTCGATCATTGCGTAATCCAACCCGCCCCGGTTCCATAATTCCCATATCCAATTGCGCCCCCGTGGGGTGGTGGTAATCCACGCCCGGCCGGGCGTTTCCCGTAACGTTGCTACGGCAATTGGCCACGTTTCGGGATCCATTAGCGCGCCCTCATCCAACCATAGCCACCCCAAATTGGCGCCGCGTAATCGGTCGGCGTTATCGGCGGAACGGAACAAAATTGTTCTATTCCCGATTAACTTAAGTTCGCCGTGGGATTGGTTAAATTCTTGGATTACGTTCCCAGCGCCCGCAACGTGTAGAATTGTCCGCATTGCGCCGTCGCGTAACATGGGGTATGTTGGCGCAATAACGGTACCAATGGAACCGGTTGGCATACGTAGCGATTCCAGCGCGCCGGCGTGGGTTTTGCCACTGCCACGGCCGCCAACGAATAACCGGAACCGGGCCGGATTATTCCAAAATTGAAACTGGGGGTTTGTCGCTTTGGTTTGCGTCAATACCCGCGTTTGTGTGTTGTGGTGTGATGTCAATGATAAAATCCGTTACGGTTCGCTGGGTTACTTCATAGCGCTCCCGATATTTTTCCGGGCGTAACGCTTTAAGAAGTAATTCCATTAATCGATCGCTGTCTTTTTCCGCCCGCTCCCGGGCGCGGGCCTCTAGTTTGTCTATACTGATTTCCCGGCAAATCTCATAGAGTTCCGAAAAATGTTCATCGCGTTTTACTGCGGTTCGGTATGTGCTATAAGAGATTCCCGCCAACTCACACGCCGCCGTATTGTTGCCAGTGTGTGCAAATACGGTTAAAAAATCCCGCGCCCACGGGTACGCCCGGGCGGTGTCGGGTTCAATGGTAAATAGGGGAACGGTTACACCGTCCCCCAAAATGTCGGTACCCGCTGGGAGGTATCGTACATCCCGATTCATTGGATTTTATCCGCCGTAATTAACCGTAACAAAATGTTTGCGGCCGCAACAACCATATTAATTTGTACGGCGTATTGGGTGTATAGCGGGTCATTGCCCAAATACCCCAAAAACAATACGAAAAAAATCAATACATTGGTCCAAATGGTTTTGGATTCATACCAGCGTTTCATACTAACCCCCCATCATATATTTGAGTACAAACGGATAAATAATAGCAACGATCGCCAACCCGCCGGCAATTTTGGATAATCGGTTTTCCACGTCGGATAGTCGTTTATCCAATTCCGTGATTTCATGATATACCCCGATTAGCCTGTCTATTTTTTCCTCAATCCGGGCAATTTTTACGTCCGTCGTTTCTCCCATTACCGCCCCCCTATCAATACCGCCAAATCCAACCGAAACGAATCCATATTTACCAGTTTCCCCGGACACGTTTTGGGTGATCCGGTTTCCCGGTGTCCCTTAACGGTATTGTACGTAGCGGGGATTTTTTGCCATTGGAGCAACGCCCCGGCGGCGCCCAATACCAAATCGTGGGTTTGTTCCCCCCACGGTTGGGCGTCGTAATTGCCTACCACCTCAATACCCCAATGGGTGGTATTGTAGCGCCCGGCGTGAATCCCCCGCATATTTAACGGTGTCATCTGCCATATACCAGCGGTTTCGGGATCGGGCGGGTTGCCAATAACGAATAGATGGGGGCCGGCCGTCCAACCCTTGGCAATGTAATAATTTTTTATTCCCTCAATCGTTGGAGCGCCCCGCCAATCCCCCACGCCGGGTTTCCATGTGTGATGGATTACCACGCCCCGCGCCCAACTTGCCACGGCCGGGGAATAATTGGTTAAATGGGTTTTAAATTCGGCGATGGTTTTCCAATGTCGTACATCAATAGCAAACATAGTTATTCCCCCTTGCGTCTATCATATCAAAATACCGCGCCCCGTCATGAGCATTTGACGGAACGCGGTATTTTTTTACGTGAGTAAGGGACCCCCCAGATGAACAAATTTATTTTACCATTGGGGCGGATTGTACGCAAATCGTCATTTCATCACCGCCCGGCCGGCGTCATCGATGTATAGCCATTGCCCCCAGCATGGTTTCGACGCCGTCCAATGACGCCACCCGGCGCCATCATCCCATAGCCGGATAAATTGGCGGTATTGGGCGGCCGGGGTGTCGGTTTCGGCGTGGGCGTGCCCGGTTAACCATTTGTACGTTTTGTCATTGAATTGGAATGCCCCGCCGTCATCCGTTGGGGAGCGGGCGCCCCAATCGATGGTACCCCAATTTAACCCGTCCCCGGATTCACATGACGCAATAGCCACGGCCGCCGGGATTACTTCGATTGTTGCGGCGTGACACGTCCCCGTACTGCAAACCAACCATAGGAATATACTAATCATGACGTTTTCCAATCGTACCAACTGCATTTGAGGGGCAACCAATCCCCGTCAACTTGGCGAACCGCCCAGCGGTATTTTGGCCCCAACCAATCGCCGATAATTTGGGCAACCGTTTCCCGATCATACGCGTGGAAACTGTTTTGTTCCGGGTACAACCGAACCCGAACGGGCAAATGTGCAATATGGTACCGAATTCCGTTGGGCGTTGCGGGGAGTATTGAATATAAGTATGTAGCGCTAATATATTTATACCGGGCAACGTCCCGAATATCTCCAATCAGTTCCCGCCAACGGGGAGCGGCGCGGTTTGTGTTGCTATTCATCGCCAACCCGGCCCGTAATACGCCCTCAATCATTTCGTCGGTATAGGGTAATGAGATAATCCCGTATTTGATGCAGTTATTAATTACTGATTTGTTAACGCCCGTTTCTAGCATTAACTTGCCCTTACTTAACCCGCACGATACCCGGTATTCGGTAACTTTTACGCCGGTTGCCCGCTTTATTACGTCATATAGCGCATATAGTTTGGTTCGTTTCATTACCCGCAAATGGTTTCCGTTGCGGCGCCCCTCGGGCGTGTTGATAAACTTTTCCAGCGCTTTAATTTGGGCGTCCGTATAAATCCCCTCCCGGCGCGCTTTCAATTCGCCGTTGGTTATTAGGGCGTGTTTAATGTGGTTATATCTTACTTGCCCAATTCCCAAAATCTTACAATCCCGAACCCTATCGTTCGTAAATACTGCTAAAAACCGATTCAATAATTCGTCATCATTGCCCGGCCGGGAAAAAACCCATGTAACAAACTCATCACTGGTATATACTTCCTGTAATACCATTTGCGTCGGTAATTGTAATTCGTCGGCAATTTGGCGGATTGTTTGCCCGCCAATATAACGGGCGGCCATTGAAACTTTGTGCATCATAACCCCCGGGTATTAATCGCCGTTTCGACGGCAAATTGCGATTTGGCAAGGGTTAACCCCATCCCGTTGTCAATATGGTTTGGGCCGCCGAATAATTCGTTATCGTTGCGGAATAGTTCCCATTGGAACCACCCGCCCCGATCCATTACCAGCGCCCGCCAATGACTAATTTTTAACTGATATTCGCCGGTTGGTAATTGTTCCCAGTGAGCGCCGTTATAGGTTCGCGGTATCATTGCGTTATTGCTCCAATATGTAGTAATGCGTCATCCGGGGTAACACATACCCCAATGGGGGCGCTCCATTGGGCATGGTACGCCGTTTGTATGGGGTTTAACTTGCCCGTGGGGGTTTTTACTTCGATTAGGTAATTGACGCCCCGGAACGCAACCAGCAAATCCGGGACCCCTTGGCCAACGGGCGCCAATGATTGGACGGTTGCCCCAACGGATCGCAACGCCGCTACAATCTCTTTTTGGTTGGCGTCGGTTCGGGCGTTTCTCATATTAGCCGCCCTTGTTCCCATCCCAGCGGGACGCCAATGGTTGGCGGGTATTCGTTATAGTGGGCAATGTCCCAAAATATCCGGGGTTC